CAATAAATAAAGGACAAGCTGTTTATGTAAGTTCATCCGATGGAACTAACATGATTGTTTCTAAAGCTGATTATAGTTCAGAATTAACATCAAGTAAAACAATAGGTTTAGTAATTTCTACAGGACCTTTAAATTATCAAGGTACAGTAATTACTGAAGGATTACTTGCAGGCACTGGTTCAGAACCATTAAATACTATTTCAGCAAATGCAGGTGATCCTGCTTGGTTAGGTGATGACGGTAATTTGATTTTTGGTTATACAAATAAACCAAAAGCACCAAATCATTTAGTATTTATAGGTATTGTTACAAGAGTACATGCTGTAAATGGTGAAATCTTTGTTAAAGTTCAAAATGGTTATGAACTTGATGAATTACATGATGTTCTATTAAAAGGAACTGGAAATGTTCCTACTGATGGAACAGTATTGACTTATGAAGCTTTAACAGGATTATGGAAAGCTAAACCTATTGTAAATAATACAGAAGCACCATTAGCATTTGTAATGGCAGCAACTGAAGGTCCACTAACTGGAGTTCAAACTTATTACAATGGGCCGGCAAACGATGGTATTGGAGCAACATTAACTTCTACAACAAATGTTGTTCTATCGGATGGTACAGCAGTAGGTAGAATTGATACAAATTATATTCCAGATTTAGGAGATTTAATTCTTGTAAAAAATCAAACTAATCAAGTTCACAATGGAGTTTATGAAATAACTCAAATAGGAAGTGGTTCTCAACCTTATATTCTTACAAGAAGTGTTGATGTTGATCAACCTGTAGAACTTTATCCATTGCAAGTTAATGCTTTTCAAGGTCTTGTAAATGGTTCTAAATATTTTACTCAAACAAATTCACTTTGGGGAAATACTGTACCGCCAGTAATTGGAGGTAGTGCACCAAATTCAAATATTGCATTTGATTTAACATCACTAACTACATCTCCTTTACAGATAACTTTTGTTGATAATGTAAGTACATCTGCATTACCAACATGTGTATATGCTTTAGGAACAGATTTAACTAAACCAGGAGTAGGTGCTACTTTAACAGCATCTGTTGCAGGATTGCTTACCGTTGCAGGTATGTCAGCTTCATCTACTACGGCAGCAACTAACACGTTTGCAACAATACTTGTATCAGGTCAAGCTGAACCAAGACACAATGGAACTTATCAAGTAATTAATCCAGGTAGCGCAACTGCAAAATGGGTACTTCAAAGAATTGATAATTTAGCTGCAGGTTTTAATAAAGCATTCAGAATTGTTTTTTGTTCGCATAATGTTTCAGGATTTGCAGGTAATTATTTTATTCCAACTTGGAACCCAACTTTGTTAAATAAAAACATTGGTGTAACATCCGGTATTACACTTGCAACAAATAGAATTGATTATGTAAAATATGGATTTGGTGCAGGTAAAGTTGGTATTAAAAATTCAAGTGGAGTTTATACTTACTATTCTTCTTTATCATCCGCAATGACAGCAGCAGTTAGTGGTCAAACAGTTGATCTTTTAACAGATATTACAGAAACAGGTAGTGTTACTATAACAACAAAAGCTGGTGTAAAAATAAATGGTAATGGTTATACTTACACACTTAGTGTTAATGATGGTACACACGCAATAACAAATGGGGTGACAAATTTAGTTGAATTGTTTAATATTAAAGTTGTTAGGACAGGTAGAGCAAACAATGCGACAGGAGTAGTTTATTATAAACTTGATACAACTAATCTTTGTACATTAAAGTGTCAAAATGTTGTATTTGAAAATACATATGGTATTGCTGTAGCTGCTAACACAACAATATTAAACGGTCTTACAATAAATTCTTATGGTGATGGTGCATCTGTACCTTTTGATTCTATGGGTTTAATTAACTGTTCAATTACATCATCAAATGGTTATGGTATTAATCTTGGTTACTCATCTTATGATATTGTTAACTGTAATGTTACAGGTTCTACTTTTGGAATAAATGGTGGTTACGGTACTGTATATAATTCAATAGGAAGATCAACTACTGGAACAGGTATAAGTGCAACTAGAGTAGTTGATTCAACAGGAACATCTTCATCAAGTATAGGTATATCAGCAACAAATGGTTATAATTGTGTAGGTATATCAATAAGTGGTGTAGGTTTAAGTGGAAATTTTACAAATTCAACTGCTATATCCACATCAGGTATTGCAAGTAGTGGAGGTACAAAAATAAATTGTACTTTAAGATCTGTTTCAAACTATGCTTCATCTTTACAAGATTTATTTAATTGTTACATATTATCTGAAAGTAATATTGCTATAATGGCTGTTTCAGGTAATGTTATAAATAGTTGTTCTATTAGATCTTTGTGGAATAATGCAGGCGGTCATGCATTTAATACTTCAGCTGCATCTGCTGCTATAGAAATTACTAACTCTTACTTTACTGTATCAAATACTAGTGCTTATTGTATTAATTCTCCTGCAGGTTCAACTATTAAATATTCGGGAAATAAATATAAAGGTTCAACAATACCTGTTAATACAACTAATATAACACAAGGATTAACAAATACACAAGATAACCAAGGAAATATTTTATTATAATGGAAAAAATAGATGTAATAGAAACACAGGTTTATTGCTATAATGAGCAATGTGAACTTACCAAAACTCTTGAATTATCACAATTCACAGGTATAGATTTTAGTTATTTAGATGGTGCAAAATTATTTACATTCAATATTAGTAATCCAATTAAAAGAGTTATTAAATTTACTGAAATAAATAGTTTAAACACTGCAGCTGAATTTGTAGAATATCCTTATGCTGATATGACACCAGAGCAAAAAGCAGAATTTGATTCATTTGTAGAACAAGCAAATACTTTATAAAAATGGCAGCAACTGCAATAACAACAAAAATGGCTGCAGGTGTAGAATACACTTATGTAACAGATACATCAGCAGATTGGCCATCAGTACCTAATGGAATTTACTTTTATGATAAAGTTGATAAGTTAGTACATTATAAAGATGGTACAGGTACAGTAATTGAATTATTCAGTGCTGCAGGAACAGCTTTAACACTAACTACTACAGGTACATCTGGTCCAGCCACATTAGTTGGTAATACATTAAATGTACCTCAATATGCTGGAGGAAGTTCTATAATTCCATCAACAACAGCTCATGAAGTTTTTAGAGGTCGATCATTTAGGTTTGACAGTACAACTGCAGATACTTATGGAGGTATTGCAAGTTTAAATAATGCTTCAGCTATAGCTGTTGCTCCAAACTCAACTATTTTTGCTAATAAATTTTCAAGATTAAGGTATTATGCATCAATTGTTTCTACAGGTAGAGTAACATCAATTAGATCAACAGATCTTCAATGGTTTTTGCATGGTGGTTTTAGATTTGTTTCTACATTTAGAGTTGCTGATACTGCTTATTCTGCAACTTGTCAAAACTTCCATGGTTTAATTGGAACTATAGCAGAAATTGCGGTTGGTGGTGCTACACTTATACAAGTAAGTACATTAACTAACTGTATTTTTGTAGGTAATGATGGTGCTGATGCCAATTTACAAGTAATGCATAATGATGCTTCAGGAACATGTACAAAAATTGACTTAGGTGCAAATTTTCCAGCTAATAGAACAGCAGGAGCGGAGATGTCAACAATGTATGCAATTGAAATTTATAATGCTGTAAGATCAACTGAAGTTAAATACTCAGTTACTAATTTAGAAACCGGAAATGTTGCACAGGGTACAATTACAACTAATTTACCAGCAACCAGTCAAGGATTAGCAATACAGTCGGCTAGAGTAATGTCAACTGCTATTACAAATACTGGACAATGGGAACAACATAAATGGGGATGTTCAGATGTAACATTGTAAAAAATATAAAACATGAAAAAATTTACATTATCCAACACTTATAAAGTATTAAGAAATAGCATGGTTGAAATTGCATTTAGACCATCTGATGAATTAATTGATGATTACATTGTATCATATAAAATTTATAATACTTTAGCTGAAGGTATTGCAGATATTGATAATTCTATTGCAGAATTAACACCATTAATGTTTGCAGATTTTCAACAATTAGAAGGAGTACCATTAGAAATTAGAAACCAATTTGAATTATAAAAAGTAATGAAAACAATAATATGTAAATTTGTTATGTCAGCAGGGTATAAGGATACTCCTCATTTTTTAAATAGTACTTTTCATCCTGATCTTGCAGGGTTTGCATCTGCAATGAGTGCGATATTGGCTTTTTTAGCATATTATTTTAATTTAGTATTTGGAATAGAGTTGCCAGTTGGAGTTGTATTAATTATCCTTTTCTTTTTAGAGATGTTTACAGGTATAAGAGCATCAAGAAAAGAAAATATGAAATTTGACTCAGAGTTATTTGGAAAAGGTTGGTTAAAGTTATTAGTATATATGATCATGATTGGTTGTTCAAATGCTTTAGCTTTACACATTCCAATTAAAACTTTTTTTGGGTGGGACTTTAATATTTATTCATGGCTTCATTATTCTTTTTATAACTTTGTTATTATTAATTTGATTTGGTCAAACTTAGAAAATTTTAAAAGATTAGGATGGACTGAGTATTTACCAATACTAAAACAGTTAGCTAAGTACATTAAAGATGAACCAAAAAAAGAAGAATGATGGAAAACTTAAAAGAAAGATGGGAAGCAAAGACACCAAAGTTTTGGAAAAAAGTACAAAGACTTGGTATCATAGCAGGAGTGATTGGAACAGCTTTAGTAGCAGTACCAGTAGCATTGCCAGTTGCTATCGTAACAGGAGCTGGGTATCTAATAGCAGCTGGAACGGTAACAGCGGCTTTATCTCAACTCACAGTTGAAGATAAATCAAGTGTAGAACCTGAAAATTAAAATTTATGACATTAGAGCAAATTAAAAGAGCTGTAGAAGCAAAAGGTTATGTTTGGTTCAATGATGCAGCAAATAAAGGATATGATGTTAATATTGTTGGTGTGCGTAATAGTGCAACAGGTAAGAAAGTAACAAATTTATTTGATGACAAAATTACACTTTCTTTTAAAGATGATAAAGGTGTATGGCAATACTATGAGTGGGCTAATACAACTGAACCAGGAAAGAAAGGTGTAGAACAATATCATAATATAAAAGGAGTTGCAAGACTTGTACCAGGTCAATATAGAGGCACATGGACTATTGACAAGCATCAAGGTAAATATGATGCATTATGTCAAAGACTTAAACCTGTAACTGTATTTAGAGATGCTGATAGAGATCTTGAATATGACGAAGATAGAACAGACACTGGTATGTTTGGTATTAACATTCACAAAGCAGGTCAAGATTCTACATGGGTAGAGAATTGGTCAGAAGGATGTCAAGTATTTAAAAGAGTAAAAGACTTTGATGTGTTTATGAAAATATGTAAATTAGCTGCTAAGATACATGGAAATCGTTTTTCATACACATTGATTGAATCAAAAGATATTGTATAATGGCAAGGAATTCATTAGCTGGAAAATCAACAGGAACAAGTAAATCTGCAAAGTATTTTGCTGAAAATCCTGAAGCAAGAAAAAAAAAGAATGCATATAATAAAGAATATCATTCTACTCCTGCGCGTGTAAAATACAGAGAGGAGTTAAATGCAGCTAATAGAAAATCTGGAACTTATGGCAATAAAGATGGTAAAGACAAATCTCACACAAAATCAGGTAAACTGGTAAGTGAAAAGGCTTCTACAAATCGCGCCAGAAACGGTAAAGGAAATAATCCTAAAAGAAAATAAAGCACCCTTTTGAATTCTATTTCATTAGTTAAAGCACTCAGAGATGGGTGCTTTTTTTGTTAAACATAAAATAGTTAAACATTTATTATTATATTTGTCTTAATAAATAATAAATGTTATGTCAGGAGAAACCAACCCAGTGGAACGCGAATATACTCAGGAAGAGTTAGCCGCAATGAGATTAAAAACAATTAATTTCTACAAAGAACAAGAAACAGTTTTGCAACATCAGTGTATTGTTGAAGAATTGAAAGCTCGTGTTAAAATTGCTCAGTTTCAAGCATTTGAAGCTACAATTAAAATGATGCAACTTAATCACGCTATTCAGGAAAATGATGAAGATGATGAGTCACCAGAACCAACTGGCGCAGATCATGACATTGATAAAAAAGATTAAGTATGGCAAAGGCATTAGTTGTAAACAAACAAATACCTTTATCTTTAATTGAAGTAATCAAGTTTCAAATAAACATGTATTGCTTTATAAATAAGATTAGGTTAAGTCCAGCTCAATTAGATTGCTTATCTTTATTAGGACTTTATGGTGAAATGAATATGTCTGATTTTTGCAATGAAGTTGTAACTGATGAAATATTTGGAAATGTTCAAACTACAAGAAACTTTATTACAAAATGTGTTAAAGACAATCTTGTTAAAAGAAGTGGACTTGGAAATAAAATAGTTTCAATCAACAATGAATTGGAACTTTTAACTGAGGGTACAATTTTATTGAATTTAAAAATATATCATCTTGAGGCCGACAAAAAGTAAGGATCTGATTAAACAAACTGCACAGCAACTTGGTATGTCTGAAGAGATGGTTAAGGATGTTGTTGAATTTTATTACTCTGTGGTTGTTAAGAAAATGGAAAGGTTAGATAGCCCAACTATATTTTTACATGGTTTTGGAACACTTAGATTAAGTAGAAAAAAACTACAAAGAGATATTACTAATCTTCACAAGTTACTTAACAGCAATGATCAAGAGGACTTTAAAAAGGTGGTAAAGTTTAATCTTTCTAAAGTTACTCTTGATTCAAAAGAGAAAGCATTGGAGTTATGTAATGAGTATTATAAAGAAATGTATGAAAAGCGTTATAAAAATTTGGAAAGCAAAAGGGCAAATTCTGGAAGGAATAAAGAATAACATCTTTAAGACAGATCATATTGAAGAAATTGCTACTGAAAGATGGACTATCTGTGAAGGATGTCCATTAATTGATATGAAAGGTGATAAGTGTTTAGTTCCTGGAACTGGACCCTGTTGTGGTGATTGCGGTTGTAGTATGAAACTAAAACTAAGAGCACTTGGTTCTGCATGTCCATTGGATAAATGGCCAGCTGTATTAACACATGAAGAGTATTATTTATTACAAAAAAAATTACAAGAAGATGAGTCGCAATCCCTTTAATGTTCCAATTTCACTTACTGATCATTCATTAGATGCAAGTGCTGTATTAGCTGTAAATCATACAGGTAATTTAAACAGATTGGCTTCTGGTGGAACTATATCTAATACTGAATTTAAAGCAGATACTATTTTTGAAAACCTTGGTGACATTCTTGCATTAGGATTTATTAAAAGTAATCAGTATTTTCAACTAAAGTCAATGCTAAACAGTTCTGATAGAGAATCGCAGGAACTGGCTCGTAAAATGATAACTACACATTTTCAACAAGTATGACACAGGATTTCTTTAAAGCTGTACTGGAAGGTATTTCAAATGGTGATGAGAATACGCGAACATTTAAAATTCAGACTGGTGCAAAAGGCATGGCTGAAATAAATAGGCAAATTAGACAATCACCAATACGCGAACATTTAAAAGCAGCAAGAGATTTAGGTACAGTAAGCGCAACAAGATTTGAACAACTTATAGGGATGTTAGGCAACCCTGATGCAGAAGTTCAAAAGTTAGCAGAAGGAATTATTTTAGGATTAAAAATATAAGATATGGCAATTAAATTTTATGCAGATGATCACAAGTATATCAGCATTGATGAAAGAGATCCTATTGACTGGATTAGTGTAACTAGATTAATCCATTATTTTAAAGAACCTTTTGATAAAATCAAACAGGCCGAGGCTTGCTCTAAAGGTAAAAATCCTAAGTATAATAAAATGACTCCAGAAGAGATTATTACATTATGGGATTCTGAAAATAAAAGAGCAATTAATCTTGGTTCATGGTATCATGATCAAAGAGAAAAAGATGTTCTTGCTTGCAACACTATTACAAGGAAAGGAAAAGAATTGACTATTGTTAATCCATTAATGGATGGTTTGGTAAAACTTGCACCAGAACAACAACTGGTAGAAGGTATATATCCAGAACACTTAGTTTATTTGAAATCTGCTGGAGTTTGTGGACAAGCAGATAGAATTGAAGTTGTAGATGAATTCATTGATGTTTATGATTATAAAACAAACAAGGAAATTAAACTTGAGGGTTTTGTAAATAAAGCAGGGAAAAAGAAAAAAATGTTAGGTCCTCTTGCACATTTAGATGAGTGCAATTACAATGAATATGCGTTGCAGTTAAGTACATACATGTACATAATGTGCAAACATAATTTTAATTTAAAACCAGGTAAAATCCAATTGGATCATATTGAATTTGAAATAGATCATTTAGATAAAAATGGCTATCCTGTTGTTGCTACAGATGCTATGGGTGATCCATTAGTAAAGAAAGTTACTCCTTATGAATTACCATACTTGAAAAAAGAAGTAATTGCAATGTTTAAGTATGTTCAAGAACACAGAGAAAAAATATTAAATCATGGCCATTAAACTCTTTGACTCAATAAACGGCAAGGTTGTTCCAACAGAACATTGTCATACAATTCCATTTCTAAGAAGAATTATGGAAGAGTATCCAAGTAACCATTTGCAAATCTATGCGTATTTATTCTACATGACCTGTAGGAGTTCTGACAATCCTTATTTCAATAGACCTCAAGAAGAACTACAAGAAGAAATTCTTATGGACCTTGAGGTTGATTTTGATCCTGAAGATAGATTAATCAGAATGGCTATTGATAGATGCAAGGCAATGTACGAAACTCCTACTACGCGTGCATACAATGGTATTGCAAATATGTTGGAGAAACTTGCATTTTATATGGAAACTCAAACTATTACTGATGGTAGAGATGGAAATATAACTGCAATTGTAAGTGCTGCAAAAAACTTTGATGCAATTAGAAAATCATTTAAAGGTGTTTCTAAAGATTTAGAAGAAGAACAATCATCTAGAGCAAGAGGTGGACAAAAACTAAGTTACGATGATTAAGGATGATTTAGGACAAGTATATGAAGATATACCTTTGTGGGATAATGGTGTTTGGACTACTCATAGTTTTCCAAGTAGAAAAGAATTTCTAACAGCTTTAGAAACAGATTATTTTAAAGAACCTGGTGAATATAAGTTTGATGAAGTAGTTTATGAATTTCAAAGCCAAGGTTTAAAATTTAAAAAAAATGGTTACTACTGTGATGCTGCTGATGGAACTAAAGACTTTATAACATATTGGGATGATCAAAAAATTAAATCTAGAAAGGGTGTTATGTTTTGGAAAGATGACCGTAAGTATTATCTACCAAGAGATTATTATTTCTGGATTAATTTTTTACCTATTATTGACAAGGTAAAAAAGAAAACTGATTTTGCTGATATTCATGATGCTCAGTACCACATGGCTTTATATGAATGGATGGGTGAACTTAATTATGAGCACGGAGTAATTTTAAAGAAACGTCAGTTTGGTTCATCATTTTTTCATGCGGCAAAACTTGTAAATATTTTGTGGTTTGAATACGGTCCAGTATTAAAAATTGGTTCATCATTAAGTACCTATGTAACAGGAGTAAATGGTACATGGAAAATGATTAATGAATACAAAAACTTTTTAAATCAACATACAGCATGGTACAGACCAATGAATCCAAGTGG